AATCACTACCTATCCAGGGCTTCGGTTGGTAACCGTTACGATTACATAAAAGAGGGGGATAAGATTAAGTTCTTGTACCTGAAAGAGCCCAATACTATCAAGGAAAACATTATTGCATTTCCCACCATTTTACCGAAGGAATTGGGTTTACATTCCCATGTCGACTATGGTAAAATGTTTACTAAGGGGTTCATCGATCCGTTGCAACCCATCTTGGACACAATCAACTGGGAGACCGAACCCAGAGCTACTCTGGACGCGTTCTTTGTATAATGTATTCTTTGACTATATTCAAAAGCAGATTTGATAATAAAACTGATAAACGTATAGACCTAAATACTTGGGACCAGTTTAAAAATCTACTATACAAATTATCTGAAAGACAGTTAGATGGAAAAGAAGATGCTGAACTTATATCACCGGCTACTTACTCACCAGATTCTACTCGAGCCAATAAAAACGTATTGGGTTGGGCAGGCTGGGCTGCTATTGACGTTGATGATCATGAATTTAAAGGAAATCTAAAGGATGAACTTGTTAGCCGTTTTGGTAATTGGGATTTTGTGTGTTATAGTACCGCTAGCAGTAAGGAAAATTTTCCAAAGTTTCGTCTTGTCTTCAGACTTGATTCGGAGGTTGAACAATCTAGAATCAAACATTTCTGGTACGCACTTAACACCGAGTTGGAAAGCATCGGAGATAAGCAAACTAAAGATTTATCTAGAATGTATTACGTCCCTGCAACGTATGCTGGTGCTCACAACTTCATTTTTAGTAATACTGGCGATCCCATACCTGTTGATGATCTTTACAATAAATATCCTTATTCCTTAAAAGAACGTGCAGAGAATTTCTTAGACCGATTACCTGACGAGTGGCAGAGACAGATTATGGACCACAGAAAGAATTCACTGGACAATACTCAATACTCTTGGTCCGGTTATAATGATTGTCCATTCTGGCCTAAGAAGCTTGCATCTGATTATGTTACTATAAGTAATACTGGATGGTACGCTAAAATGTATCAGATTATGATAGCCGTTGCAGGTCAGGCAGTTTCTAAAGGCTATCCTATTACTGCTAAAGAAATCGAACAATTATGTAAGCAGTTTGACCATGATACCGGTAATTGGTATGAGAATCGGCCAATGGAAAAAGAGGCCAACAACGCACTAGAATATGTTTATAGAAATGGAGTCTTTAATGCTACCTGATGAAATGGAAGCCGAAAAGAATAGGAAGATCATTGTATCCCAGGCAGAGACTATTGAAATTTTAAAACGGAATGTTCGGGATTTACAAGAACAATTAAACAATGCTCATATTCGAATTAGAGAATTAACGGAGAGTAAATTATAATGAGTGAATATAAACATTTAGTTGATGAATTTCTTAAAAAAGGTGGGGAAATTAAAAAGGGTAAACCTATGAAACGAACTAAAGGTATCAGTGTTCAAAAAATGCAACTGGATGCTGAGACCACAGCTGGATGGGAACAGTTTAAAAAAAGTGAAGAAAATTATGAAGAATATCAAAAATACTTAAAAGGAAAAAGACGATGAAAGCAGGGAAAGTATGGGGTACTACAGAGCTTATTGAAGCTAATGGTGCTTTAGAGTTTCATCGTATTCAGATGAATAAAGGAGGTGTTTGCTCTAAACATCTTCATGAGTTCAAATGGAATGGGTTCTATGTCGAAAAAGGTGTAATGTTGGTTCGTGTCTGGCAGAAAGACTATGATCTGGTGGATGAAACTATTTTGTATGGAGGAGATTATACAAAAATCAAACCAGGTCTTTATCATCAGTTCGAATGTCTAGAGTCTGGTGTTGCATATGAGCTCTATTGGGCTGAGTTTAACCATAATGATATTGTAAGAGAAACAGTAGGGTTTATGGGCGATGAAATTTAAAGGTAGGGTCACAAAAGAGTTTATAGATCGCCGCAATAAGCAGGTCGAGGACGATGATCGCGATGAGGATATAGAATGGAAAGAACGCCAGTGGGACTTTGAATTCCCGGAGCGCCACCAATCTTCAATTGAAACTTCTGGACATGAGATCCATGAGGGATATGCATATGATACAGTACACAAATTTTTTGGACACTGCGATTTTAAACATGTAAATAGATTTGATCAGATACATATCTCTCCTTACATACAAAAATGCATTAACGAGGGAAAGATCGATCATATAGTGGCTTGGAAGTTTTCGCCCCATCCTTCCTTATGGCATAACACTTTGCAGGAAGGAGACGTAGTGTATTACGAGATATTAGATTACATTCCAGCTGAACACGTTTTAAAAAACTTAGAAGGGAAGATATTTGATTACGGCAAATATCTAAATGGCTAATGCATTATATTTTTGATATAGACGGAACTCTTACCCCATCCAGACAAAGAATGGACCCAGCCTTCAAGGAATGGTTTATGGAGTTCGCTACAAATAATAGGGTTTATTTTGCGACAGGATCAGATAAGGATGCTAGTGTAGAACAACTAGGATCGGACCTATACAACTTAGCAATTAGATCCTATAACTGTAATGGTAATGAAGTATGGGAGGGAGATGAACTCATCCGAGCTGAACCCATCGGATGTCTGGATGAACTGGATATAGATTTAAATCAAATTTTAAGTGAATCAAGGTTTCATATTAAAAAAGGTGGACACATAGAAAAACGGTCAGGGATGGTTAACTTTACTATTCCCGGCAGGCCAACAACCTTAGAAGAAAGATTTCTGTATAAACAATGGGATGAGCATAAAGGGGAAAGAGAATCGATGGTTGAAATTCTTTCCAGAAAATACCCAGGTTTAAGCTTTGGTATAGCCGGCGAAACGGGTATTGATATTATGTGGCGAGGAAGGGATAAGTCGCAGATTATACAAGACTTTGAGCCTAGTTTGGTTACTTTTTATGGTGACAGGATGCAGCCTGAGGGAAATGACTATACGTTGTCTCTAGAGGTAGTTAGGGGTGGTGGAGTAGTCCATCAAGTTAAAGGATGGGAAGATACTTGGAAGAGATTAAAAGAATTATAGGTATAACAGCCTCCACATTTGATTTATTGCATGCCGGTCATATTGCAATGCTTCGAGAGGCAAAAACTCAATGCGACTGGCTAATTTGTTGTTTACAAGTTGACCCTAGCTATGATAGAATAGAAAAGAATAAACCGGTACAGACCTTAGTTGAAAGATGGACCCAGCTCCAAGGTGTTAAATATGTTGATGAGATTATACCTTATCAGACCGAACGTGATCTGGAAGACATCCTTCAACTATTCAATTTAGACATTCGTATTATTGGCGAAGAGTACAAAAACGGTAAGTTCACTGGTCGTGCTATATGTTCTGCACGTGGCATAGAGATTTATTATAATAAGCGGGATCATAGATTCTCGACTACTGACCTAAGAAAGAGAGTGAGTGATAATGAACAGAGTAAGCGGCAGAACACTAGCAGAGGGTCTGACAAAGCTTCGTGAAGTACTTTATCGCCAAGGATATGAAATCCAAACTGGCTCATGGCAAGGCACCAAAGAGCCACCTAAGTTTCTAGAAATTCTCCACGCTGATCTGGTTGCACCAATGTACACAGATGCACAAAAAGCTTCTGATGAACTTGGTGCATCACAGCCTTGGGCAGATGTACACTTCGATGAACGTACGGGCGGGGCACCGCTAAATCCCCCACCATCCCATACCATGTGGCTAAAAGATACGGACAAGTATATGTCTGCTAACCAAGCAGCATTTTCCCACTCGTATCCTGAACGTATGTGGGCACCGAGTATGGATGGTATTCGCTTTAAGACCGGTAACCTTGGTGATGCAGTAGAGTTACTGAAGAAAGATCCTACTACACGTCAGTGTTATGTGCCTATGTGGTTTCCTGAGGATATCGTAGCAGCGAACCAAGGTGAACGTGTACCGTGCTCGTTTGGCTGGCACTTTATGGAACGTGGTGGTCAACTGCACTGTTCGTATCACATGCGCTCGTGTGACGTCGTACGTCACCTACACAACGATCTGTACTTTGCCAATCGACTTACACAGTGGATGATTGACCAAAGTGGCATCGATGCTGAAGTAGGGTATTTACACTTTTCTTCCACATCACTACATTGTTTCGCAAACGATCGCTTTGCCCTGGGTCGATTGATAGGGGTATAATATGTCAAAGATGAACCCGGCTCTTCGAAAACCTGGTAATAATGAGATTTATACCCCTGAATGGTGCGCAAAGGATATGATTAATCATTTCAATCCTTCCGGTAAAATTTTAGAACCATGTAAGGGAGGCGGTGTTTTTACTAATCTTCTTCCAGGTGCTGATTGGTGCGAGATTAACGAAGGAAAAGATTTTTTTGATTATCATCATAAGGTAGATTGGATTATTAGTAATCCACCTTATTCTTTAATTAGATTATTTGTTTTACATTCCTTTGGTATCTGTGATAATATAGTATATCTGATTCCCACGTGGAAAGCATTCAATGCTTATGGGTTAGTAAAAGAAACCTCGAAATATGGAGGGATCAAAGAAATGAGACATTATGGGACTGGTTCTAAATTAGGATTTCCTATGGGGAATGGGATCAGTGCTATATATTGGAAACGGGATTATTCTGGTCCGATCTATACTTCGTTTTATGAGGAAATATAATATGTGTGGATTTATTGCAGCAGCATATACGGAAGTGAACGTCGAGGAACTATTAGAAGATATATCTTATAGAGGATTACCTGGCTATAAAGGTTATGAAGTCTTTAATAATGCTATTCAGTTTGGCCATTATAGTCTACCATTCGTCAATTTAGACCCAAAGGTAGCTATTCAGCCGCAGAATAAATCTTTATTCGTCGGCGAGATATTTAACTACGAAGAGTTGGGGTTTGTCAACGATATAGAATGTGCGTGGCAGACATTTTGGATTAGAGGAATCCGGGACTTTAATAGGTTCGACGGATTTTTCACTTATGTAACTATTGTCGATAATAGACTATTCGGTGTTACAGACCATCTTGGTATTAAGCCTTTATATTATCGTACAGATGTAGAAGCAATGGCATCAGAACCAGATGTACTAAAAGCTTTTGGCCCAGTTACACGTAACGAACTATTTCATTCCAATACTATGAAATGGGGCTATGATCCAACCGGTGGTACACCATGGAATGAAATAAAACAACTGCCACCTGGATGCTTTGTTCACAAAGGTCAGGTCCATAAGTATTGGGACTGGCGTATGGTAGAAACTGATAGACTACACAGTGACATGATAGAGTCAGTCGATCGTCGTCTTGGGGGTCAACGTGAACTCTCTATGCTGCTATCCGGTGGACTAGATTCTAGTATTATCCACGGCATCCTTACACAGGTCCTTGGTAAATCTGTTACTTGTATTCATGTACACAATGGCGAAGAAGACTATGCTAAGCTTATTGCCGATGATATGGTTGAAGTAACACTGGATGGTGTAACCGATGAAGAGTCGGTCCGCATTCACCAATCACCTGTAGATCTTGGTAGCACTAAGCCACAGATTGCAATGGCTCGTGCACTAAAAGACTTAGGATTCCACGCAGTACTTACTGGCGATGGTGCAGACGAACTATTCGGTGGTTACCGTCGAGCAAAAGAATATGATAGCCAAGCATCAGACGTCTGGTGTGAATTACCTTATTATCATCTGCCTAAGCTTGATAGAACCATGATGGAAAGTACTATAGAATTAAGAGCACCATTCCTATCACCCAAGATGGTTAAGCATGCTCTTGCGTTGCCATACGGACTAAGAAACGGTGAAAAGAAGGCATTGAAGCAAACATTTGGTTATTTACTTCCACCGGAAATTATTAACCGTGATAAACATCCACTAAAGACCGACAAGATTCGTAAAGAACCTATGTGTCAACGTCAACTAAACGAAAGCATTTGGAGTAAGCTCTATGGATAATTGGGACATAAGATATTTAAAACTCGCTGAACAAGTCGCATCCTGGTCTAAGGATCCATCGAGTCAGATTGGGGCTATTGCAGTTGGTCGAAAAGGCGAAGTACTAAGCACAGGATATAATGGATTCCCTAGGCATATAGCAGATGATGATAGGTATAAAGACCGAGAACAAAAGTACAAATACATCGTTCACGCAGAGGCTAATTGCATATATAATGCTACATACAATGGAGTAAGCCTTCACAACGCAACTATGTATGTCTGGGGGTTGCCATGTTGCTCCGAATGTGCAAAGGCTATAATTCAGGTTGGTATTCATAGAGTTATTATGAAGGGTGATGCTTTTAATCCTAGATGGAAAGAGTCGACGGAGCAAACCCTACAAATGTTTAAAGAAGCTGGTCTACAATGGGAATTCCTATAAGAGGTTTACATCGACCTAATAATATGATACAATTAAACCTAATATGGATTAGATAAAAGAGAGTACGATAAATGTCAATTATGGACAAGCTTAAAAAAAATAGTAAGATTAAGACTACAGAGGTCTTAGCAGATTCTAAGTTCTTTACCGAAAAAGATATGATCCCAACAGATGTGCCTATGATTAACGTGGCACTATCTGGTTCTGTAGATGGGGGCCTTACCCCAGGACTTACAGTCTTAGCGGGTCCATCTAAACATTTCAAGACCTCTTTTGCCTTGTTGATGGCTGAAGCCTATATGAGAAAATATCCAGATTCAGTTATGTTGTTCTATGACTCGGAGTTTGGTTCACCACAATCATACTTTCAACAATTCAATATTGACACATCCCGTGTTTTACACACACCTGTCGCGAACGTGGAAGAGCTTAAATTCGATTTAATCGGACAATTAGAACAACTTGATCGCGGCGATCGTGTGGTTATCGTTATAGACTCTATTGGTAACTTGGCATCGAAGAAAGAATTAGAGGATGCTCTAAACGAAAAATCTGTAGCTGATATGTCAAGAGCCAAAGCTCTTAAGGGTTTATTTCGGATGTGCACACCTTATCTGACTATGAAAGATATTCCTCTATTAGCGGTGAACCATACGTATCAAGAAATGGGTTTATTTCCTAAAGCTATTGTCTCTGGTGGTACGGGCATTTACTACTCCGCAGATAATATTTGGATCATTGGTCGTCAACAAGATAAAAAGGGTACAGAAATTCAAGGGTATCACTTCGTAATTAATGTGGAGAAATCGCGATATGTTAAAGAAAAGTCTAAGATTCCTATCACTGTCAGTTGGGACGGTGGTGTACGTAATTTTTCTGGTTTACTCGATTGTGCTCTTGCCGGTGGTTATGTTAATAAACCTTCTAACGGTTGGTACGCTGCAGTTGATAGAGAAACTGGAGAGATCGGCTCGAAAGTCCGGTATGAACAAACTTTAGAAAAAGAATTCTGGGATCCAATCTTCGCTGAAACTGATTTTAAAGATTTTCTAAAAAAGCAGTATAGTATTGGCTACCAAGCACCGATAGATATGGACACAATTGTGGAAGAGGTATAAGAATGTACGAAGAAGAACAATTTAAGTTTACATATAATAAATTTATAGATTTAGCCAATAATCTCTTAGAAGAAAAAGTTGATGCCATGATGGTTGCTGCTGTTATGTCTACTATTGGTATGTCACTTTATAGAACTTCTTTATCTGAAGAAGATTATAATAAAATGGTAAAAACTATGTTTGATTTAAGGGTTGAAGTAAAAACTTTTAACCCTAGTGAAGTGTTACACTAAATGAAAGAGAATATAGATTATGAATTAGTCCCTAACTCCGACAGAGACGATCACTGGAATATCCGAATCCTAACCGGAGAATTTGTTGAAACTGTTATTAGTTTTGGTGCAATAAAGGTGGCCGAAGACGGCGAGCATTTAAATTTTGACTTTTCGGTGGATTATTCCCCTGTTGGTGATTCTTCTGATAATGTGGATTTACAACTCACCGCAGGTTCGATACTATTAGGCATAATAGAAAATTCAATAAAGGAAAGCGATGAACGCTAACATAGAGCAAACAGTCCTGCGCAATGTGCTTACTAACGAGAAGTTCATGCGTAAGGTTTTACCGTTTATAAAGCCTGAATATTTCGATGGTGTTTATAGGCAGCTATTTAAAGAGGTTGCTAAGTACGTCGCCAAATATAATAGATTGCCTACACAGGAATCTTTTAAAATCGAGGTAGACCAGTCTGATAAATTTAATGACGAACAATATCAACAT